GTGTAAACATACCAAGGACCAGAACCTGTTAATTCACCATTATCTACAACATTGGTTAATCCTGGGTTAGTATATAACTTACATCCTGTAGTGAATGATGTGGCACAGCTAGAATTTATATAGTATGGGTCACCTAAATCTGCACAAGCATCATTGATTGTATATGCCAGACGAGCGACCTGAGATGCCGGGGTGGATGGTGTAACTGAAGGCGTGGCGGCAGGAGATGAACAAATTTGTAATGACCCAATGCTGCCGCCACTAACTTGGTAGTAACCGCCACTGCCATCACCGTAATAACCATCTTGTGCCATGACTGAGCAATCACTTTGCGTGTATGTTTCAGGACCATTTATGTATAATGTGATGGCAACAGGAGCAGAACAAGCAAGAGTTGCTGTGGTTTGTTTTAATGATACTAATCCTATTGTGCTAGTGTAACACAACAAAGAGGGTGTTGGTGTGATGCTTGGTGTGGGAGATACAGGTGAATAGGTATGGTCGTAACTATAAAATTCACTGATTGCGTGAGGCGTGGCGCCATCAGGCTTGGATACACTTCCACTATTGACATTAGTGGTGGAAAGTGAGGTTAAACTGGAATTAGCTGCTTCTCGGCTAAGTCCCTTTTCCTCGTTGATATCACCTATACTGATTTGTCCTGATGAACCCAGAGCCATTAGAATTATCCTCCTAGGGCTTCAATCTTTGCATTCAATTCCTTAATGGCTTCTATGAGTACTGCGATTACTTTATCGTAACGCACTGCCTTGTATCCATCCCAACGTTCACGGACTGCAAGAGGAAGAACAGCTTCAACTTCTTGTGCAATCACACCTATATCAGCACCTGAAAATCCATGCAGACTTTGAAATTCTGGTTTCCAAGTATATGTTACACCATTCATGGCAAGCACTTTATTCAATGCATCTGGAATATTTACAACATCATTTTTCAATCGTGAATCTGATGTTGAGAAGGCAACAACGTCACCTGCTGCGTCAATTCTTCCATCAATGGCACTTGGTGTTAATGCTGTACCTACAGCTAAACCTGTGCCTGCCACGTGGGCAGAACCATATATAGTTGTTCTTCCGGCATCATCAATCACCATTCGTTTCTGGTTGCTCCACATATTGGCAGCAGTGACAGTCTTATCTGCGCCGCCGGTGCTTGCTACTGTATAAAACTCAACACGTCCTCCAATACCCATCAACATCATGGCACCACCATTGTTGGTACCATCACCAATGGCTTTGAATTCTGCTGTTCCTGGACCGCTACAATTTATACCTATATTGTGTGAAATTCCACCACGATATTCAATGTTTGAATCATTGGGTTCATCACCCCAACTTCCAAACATATTGGTGGATGCCGCAGAAATGTTTTCTGTATATGCCACGGAACCCACTAAATTTGCTGCAGTTGAGAAATATCCTGCCTTCACTTCTCCTTGAAATTCTGAATTGCTATTCGTAAATTTTACAGCATTTGTGGTGTTGGACTTGATGACTAAATTGCCTGAGTTGTTGTTTAAAACACCATAAGTTGTACCGTTATCTTTCAACAACACATCAGCACCATCAGCATCAAGAATGATGTCACCAGAAGCATCCAATGTGATGTCACCTGATGCATTATTAATTTGTGCAATAGTGGGTGTTGTAAGTGTTTTATTAGTGAAAGTTTCTGATCCTGTCAATGTTGCCAATTGTAATGTTGATGTTCCATTATAAAACTTCAAAGCATTGGAATTGTTCCAAACATCCCCTGACACAGGTGTGGCGGGATTGGCTCCTGATGGGAAATTCACACTGGCATTACCTGTTACTGGAGTATCTAGTGTGAGTTTCCCTGTCATTGGGATTGAACCATCACGTTCAATCTTTTCAACATTTAAATTGCTGAAGTTGGCATCAACTTGAGCATTCGTTAAAGGATTTGGAATTGCGGTGCGTAGGGTTATCGTGGCCATGGATTATACCTTAGTAAGTATTTGGTGTAACATACTTTTAATTTCTAGAAGTTCGTTTTTAATGTTGTTCACATCATGTTCCATTTCTGCAATTTTTTCAGCACGTTCTTTTTTGGTCTTGTATGCTAATAGACTGGCATCATCAGTATTTAACAATGCTGATGTGCTGACATCTCGACGAAAAACATTGGTTTTCATGTTATGCCTGTAGAGCAATCACGCCCATATTGAACACTGTTGGAACAACTGCAGGATTTGATGTAATCATGGCAATTTTCACAGCAAATGTTTTATAGGTTGTATAGGTTGATGCATGGGTCAATGACTTGTACTGAAACACACCTGAGGAATTTAATCCTCCTACTACAGTATTTTCATCATTGCTGTTTTTCTTTACTGTGTATTGCCAATTGGCAAATCCTAGTGTTGAATTTGCTCGACCTTTCTCCAGTTGTGTCCAAACTCTTCCTGCCATACCATTTGTATCAGTTGAACTTAACAATTTCACATATACTCGAACATCCGTGTTGGGAGGAATATCGGCATTAAGATATACAATGATGTCATCAGCATCTTGATTATTTGCCAATTCAACATTGCGTGTGATGTATTGTCCTACTCGTGTTGTATCTTCTGATGATGCCACATTATCAGAAGTAATGGTTTCATTTGTGATGCTACTTGTGGTATTTGCATGAAGTGTGATGCTTGTGGCGCTGTTTACACTTTTTACAACACCCAACACTTTATCATCATCATCACGTAATACTGCTCCTGCAATTACTTCAGTATCAAATGTTGTTGATGTTCCTGTAACTGTTGCCGAGGATATAGATGTTGTTCCTGTGAGTTCATCTGTTAATGCATCCACATAATTTTCAAGTAGCACCACATGAGTTTTTTCGACATCAATGAGTGGTGATACATTTTCAGCAACTGAATCCACCACAGCTTGAAGCATCAACGTTCCTTCAGTTGAAGGTAATGCCAATGTGTTGTTTTCATATGAGTAGGAATATAATGCTCGTTCACCATATGTGATGGAAGAAATTTCAGGTAAAGCAACATACGAGGTAGCTGTTGCCGATGAATCATACATCTTGTAATCCCAACCCACTGATGTGTTTTTATTTGTGATGTATGAAAGTGCAGGTGAAATTACGTGTGTGATGGCATCTTCAACTGTGATGGTGAATGTTGATTCCCGAACGTAAATTGTGGCACTTGATACCACAACACCGGCATTTGCCGTTAATGTGATTTGTGTTGTTGTTGCTGAACTTACAGTACCAATTGATGTATTGGCATTGTTAATAAGAACATCACCTGCTGTTAGTTCTGCTACAACACCACCCGTACCTGAAACTGTGCTTAATGATGTAGAGCTGGTCCAAGTTCCGGAAATAGGAGTGGCTTGTGAGACCGAGGAGGATGTTAAATATCCTGAAGTGATTAACACCTCGGCACGATTTTCCGTACCATTGAAATATAACACTTCACCACGACCTGTGCTTTGAATGATTAAATCACCTGGGTTCAATACGGTATCGGTTGGAACTGTAATGTAATCCACCTTTTTATTCTTCAATTCCAATGTTCCTGTTACCGTGTCATTGAATTCTGCTGTGTAAATGGAGAACTTAATATCACGGTCATCATAGGTGACCCATGAAGAATTGTTGTTGGAAATGAACAATTTTCCAATACTTGGTTGCAAGTCAATGATTTCTGTGCTACCTACAACCTTTTCACCTAAACGACCCACCCAGACTTCATAATCATAATTATCACCGGCAGGGATAAGAACGCAAGCATATTCGGTGTTGTTTTTCAAATATACAGGTGCCGGGAAAATGAATAGTGTTGGAGCTGATGCATCTTCTGATACATTGACATCTTTAGGATGTAATGTAACCGTGGAATATGGAAGAATGGTGTCTGAAGGAAATCCATCAACAACTTCACGAATTTGTAAGGTGATGGGAGCTGCATAACTTGGACGAGACTTGAAGTACACTTCCATCTTTGTAAGTGCGACACCATAAGGATTACCTTGAATTAAAAATGTTTGAGCTAAAGGATCCTTATAGGAAATACCAAATGTTTGTCGAGAACTGATGGGTTCTTGAACAGTTTGAAAACGATTAATGGTGATGCTAGGTTCTTGTGTGCTTAAAACACCACCTACTTCAACAATGCCTGATTGATTGGTTGTGAATGTCACAATGGCACTGGAATCCGCATCAGCCAAATCACCTAAGGAATTATTAGTGAGTACAAATGTTTTCACTCCAGAGAGAAAAGTTCCGGCTGGAATTCTAAATTGTCCAGATACAGAACCATTTACATCTGTGGTAAGAGGTGATGAATATAATGTATCGGTACTCATTTTACAATATTCAGAAACATCTTGCCCATCGAAAAAGGCATACATCATTGTAAATGGCTTCAATCCTTTGGCGGCGAAGTCTACAACTTGTCCCCGAATATATGGTGTAATCGTTGTTGGCATTAAATGAAGCTCCTAAAATCGTTCGTTAAATTTGGTTGATACCCATATCAAGTTGTGTGGTGCCATCCCAACGGTAATTTTCATCAATTGGTCGAATACCACCTGTTCCTATAATTCTGGTTTCAACACCCCCACCGCCGCCTCCACCGCCGCCTGAAGATCCACCACCGTCAGAAGGTGGGGGACTTGAAGATGTGGTTGGAGAAACTGCTGCTTTTGGTGGTGCTGCCACAGATGCAAACCATGATGTATTTCCTGATGTAGGTAGAATGTAAGAATCACCTTCAGGTGTGTTTTCTTCATCAAACCAAGTGTCAGACATAGGTGTGAGAGAAATGTTTCCCTCGTAATTGAATAACAACTTGTTTGTAGTATTTATGGCTTCTGAGGCATATGGATTTTCAGCATACAATTTATGAGTGTATGGTAAGGTAATCAATTTTCCATTTTCTGTTTCCACAATGGCATCTGGACGTAACACAATTGGAAGAAGTGTTGCTGAAATGTTTGTTGTGGAACTAATGGTTGGAATGGTTCCTACTGCTGTACTTGTGGCTCCAGTAACGGTGTTACTTACAGCAAATGAGCTTGTTCCCACCGTGGCAGAGTCAAGGTATAAACGAACCCACCGATATCCTGTGGTGTAATCTGTCGCCAAAGTTACAACATGAGCCACCGTGCCTGAGGCACCTGAACCGTTGGATACAACTTCACCCACAACATATTCATCGGCTGTTGTAACTTGTTCCACAACTATATGCATGTTCTTGGAGTTTTGTACCAAGTTGCTAATGGTGGCTACTTCCAATTCAACGTTTGTGGGTTTCAAACTAGGTTGCAGGAATCCATTGAAAATGGTGCAACTATAACTTGGGTCATCCACCGCACCTTTACTATGGTCATTGAAGTCATCAACAAGAACACCATTCTTTGGACGTTCATCTCCATTGGAATTTATTAAACTGCTATTCAACAACTTTTGTTCAAGGAAGGATAGTTCTGTGTATTGTTGCAAATCAGTTAAACGCTTATCAATTTGACTGATATCTCGCATCGTGTATCTACGATTTTCCACCAAAGTAACAGTAGTACCAAAATTTCTTCGGTCCAATGAACGAGCCACTTTAGGAGAAGTTGATGGGAAAGGAGGAATGGTGATGATTCCCAACGTCATGGCATTGCCAGGTTGTGGGGGAGCAATGGGTGTGATGTCAGGCACACCTGTCATGACTTCAAATTCTCCTTCTGAATTTAAAATTACTCTATCAATACGTCCAATGTTATATTGAACATCTGTGATGAATTCTTCTTGTGCATGTGGGATGTAAATGCCCGTCAAGAGCGTTTTAGATGCTTCTGTGTATGCAACGGGATTGATGGATGCTGATCCTTCAGATGTTGTGTTTGTGGAAACTTGTGTAACTGTAGCACGGAAATCCAATACATCTCGAAGATTGATTTTCACTGCATTAGGTGTGATGTATTGTGGAATTTCTGTCCATTCAATTTCAGAAACACTGGCAGCAGTTCCTTGTGCAGGTAAAGGATAAGAATCCACACTGAAGTATCCTCCCAATGATGCTGATGCACTATGTTCGAAATAATCCAAGTTGATTAAAAATCTCTTTTGTGAGAAATTGAATGTTTCTTTATTTTTCTTGGAAATGGATGACAAATCGTATAACGTATCAGTTTGTCCTGAATTCAATTCAAAGATGTCAGTGGAATCGGTTGCTAAACTGGCATAAGCAGTGGATGAAGAACCTGTGGTGATGGAATTGATTTTAAATACATCATAGAATCCCAAGGACAAAGGTCCTTCCAAGGAATTTGTGGCAGGATTGTAATTGGGATGACATACCAAAATGTCAGCTGAGAAGGTGGAACCCCCATACGTGCTAGTCAACACAATGGTTGTTGAAGTAACACTGGAAATGGTACCCACCAAAGAATTGTCACTGGACTTGTATACCTTGTCACCTATAGAAGCATTATCTGTTACACTTGTTAATCCGGTAATGGTGGCACTGCCATTGGTTACTGTACCGCCTGAGAAAGTACGTGAGGTTTGTAGTTTCACTAAACGACCGGCACGTAATGTTTTACTACGGGGAGAAGTATCAGTTTTTCTTACAGATACAAATGCTGTGATACCATAAGTTGCATCTAATGTTTCTGAAGTAACATCAATGGTCAATGAGGTTGAAGTTAATCCAGTGATGACACCTGTGGATGTTGCAGCTGCAGTACCTAGAGGAATTACATCTCCTTCATAATATGCAGTATTGGCAGCACTATTATATTTCATTTCATCACTGGCAATCAATATAATTTCATTGGTTCTATTTGTTGTGGTATCAGCAGTAAAGGCAAATGTCTCATCACCTGACAATGAAAATGTTACTGCGCCTGCTGTTGATACAGTACCTGTCATTTTTTTACGATAGATGAAGGCGTTATTATATCCTGCAGCACCAATATCTAATGTAGAAATGTTTCTTTCAGGTAATGGGAAAATCAGAGATGAGAAAGAGGTGTCTTGTAATTCAGCTGTGGCACCTGCAATGTCAGCATGGAATCTATCTCCAGTTCCATAATAGAAGCTGCGAACATCAGCAAAACTTCCACTTGTCATTTTAATTTCTGACAGATATAACTTATATTGACAGGCGGCTTGACCGATAGTGCCTGAATTATATTCCAAAGAAACAACTCGTGCTGTTCCTATTGCAGAACCACTTGCACCCAATGCACTTGTATTTGTTGTGGAATTTGATACATTAGATTTTGCATTACGGGCAGTGTCTTGAAGTTGTAATAATGTTCCAGGAGCTAATGCAGAAATACCACGAACATCATCAATGATGACATAATAACCATAGGCGGTGCTGATATTGGCATCTTCAATATCACGGGTTTCAGTTTCTTTTTCCACATCAAAATATTGTGTTGCATATGTTTGATATTCATATCCTTTCACATATGCCTTACCTGCAGAAATTCCAAGAGCCAACTTTCCGGCATCGCCGCCATTACCTGAAGTGTATAATCCCCCATTATCACCATCAATTAAATGTTCACGGACATTTAATCCGAAAGGACGAATGGTGTAATCACCTGATTCATCATAGGTACGACGAGCCAATACCTTGTTCAATTCTCCATAATCAGTGACATCGTAACGACGAGCAACTTTTCCTAGAACAATGTCAAACAATATGTTGAACTCATCTGACACAGAAGCATTAGTATCAAATGATTTCAATTCTGTGGAAACTTTCAATCTATCTGCGCCAGGTGCAGTATAGTTATATGTTCCTGTGGCTGGGTCACGAAGGGTGGTATCAATTTCTGAATCGACAATGGTTTCTACAATGTTCACACCCACCGACTTTGAAGGTGTGCTACTAAAAGCTTCAAGGACCACAGTTTGTGCCTTATGAATAACAAATGTGCCTTTTCCATAAATGATACCATCATTCAATGAGAACAATGACCCATACCCTATGGGAGTGGTGCCGGCGCCTGCAATCACGAAAGTAATGGAGTTATCAGATTCTAGAGCTAATGTATCACCGGCTGAAAATGTTGTTGTGGTGTTGTTGGTGCCTTGATTAATGTATTGAACGTGAAAGGTTTTATGAATGGTGGATTCAAAACCTTGTGTTGACTTTTTAATAACTGCTTTCAATCCTGTCGTTGAATTAACAAGAATTTCTCCCTCATATCCTTCTAAATCGGCATTGTCAATAGTTACAGCACCTGAATCGGTGTCAAGAATTTTCACATAAGGAACCTTTAAATTCAGTGCATAATCACATCCCGTGATAACTGCACCTTCTTTGAAAATGTGATTTCCAAAACGTTCCACTTGTTTTTGCAACATGGTTTGCATTTGTGTAAGCTCACGTGCCTGTACCGCATATCCGGGCTTAAACAAAATACGTTGATATTGCTTGTCATCATTGAAATCATCATAATATGGATTTGTATTTAAATTGATGTTGTTTGCCATGTGTGCCCTTAGAAGCTAAAAAAGAGTTTAATTTTTTCTACTTGTTCAGTTTGACGAGTAACAGGGGTGATGTTTTGTAAATAAACAATATCACCGCTATGTACATTGATTTCAGGTTCTGTAACTGTGGAAAGTGTCAACACAGATCCGGATGGGGTTGTTTCATTTTGTACAATGGATCCATTTGTTAAATTTTCATCATCAATGATAGGCAGAAGATGTAATGTTGTTCCATTTTTAAATGTCACAATGAATCTTCCCCCTGCTGTTGTAGTGATGATATCATCAATGGTGTATGGTGATCCACTAGGTACCGTTACAACATATGCTGCATTACCTGTGTCTGATGAAAATAATGTGTTGTCATCATATTGTTTGATGTTTTTAATTAATCCAAATTGACGGAAATTGTTGTTCAAGAAAAAGTCAGATGCCACATCTTCAATGGATGTCACAATACCCACAACACGAGCCAACAATTCTTTAGGTACATCACTACCATGTCCTCCTTGTGGAGAAATCACGGCTTGTAATGATGCTCCAACACCAATAGTAGGAGTTAATGTGGCATAGGTGTATCCAGAACCTGGATTTGTTACCGTGACGCCTGTGATAACACCACTACTTACTGTAGGAGTGACTTCTAGTCCTGTGCCATCACCTGTCACGGTGATGGTTGTGGATCCTGTGTATCCAGTTCCTCCTGATACAACATTCACAAATTCAATGGCTCCATTTTTCACAGCAGCATTGGCTGCCACATCAATGTTCAAAGGATTAGGTACATCTGATGTTGATAGTGATGCTGTAGCTACAGCACCTGAACCACTACCGCCTGAGAAGGCAACAAGGGCATATGAATATCCTTCACCGCCGTTCGTGATGGTGATGGAATTCACGCCGCCTGCTGCAATGGTGGCAGTTGCTGTGGCACCAACACCATCACCTAATATAGTGACGGTAGGCGCTGATACATACCCAGTACCTGCTGAAGTAACCGTGGCAGACATCACAGTTCCATTATGGTCAAATGCTGATGATGTGGAAATGAAACGAACAGGAACATAATCGGCAGTTAAAAATTTTGTTCTATCTCCTATAGGTACTTCATACATGAATTGCCATTTATATCCATCTGCCAACGTGACAGGACCTACAGCAGTGCTAGTAGGTTGCACTGTGGATGCCGTTCCTGGTGAATATACACACTTATAGATGCGATAGCTACTATTCATCACAAAGAAATCATTGGCTAGATTTTGCAACACCACATCACTATCATATGCGCTGTATATGGTGCTTGTTGTCCAGTTGTTTCTATCAATCATCAACACGGCATCATTGGGTTGAACACGCTTCACCGCCATTAAATCACGACGAGTTTGCGCTTCCGTTTCTCGGGTGTCTGTGGGTGTGGGAGCTGAAGCATCATTGGTCCATGATGAAGTTCTACCGAGAAACACATAATAGTAATCGGATGGGTTTGGATATGTGAACACATCATACTTCACTATTACAACATTTTGATTCAACCCTGCGCCTGTATCCAAAACAACGCTGGTGCCATTCGTGGCAGTATAATCATCAGTTGCCAATTGTGTGCCATTCACAAACACAGAAATTCTTCCTGGAGTATATGCCAATGTTTTTCCATCAGTATCAGAACCAGAAAATGTGGTTTGTCCTGATGTGGCAGTATACACGTAAATGGTGTTGCTTGCAGGCGTCAAAGAATTTGCATCAGTGGAAGGGACATTACGGGTATTGGTAATGCTTCTATGAAATTCTCGTGCAAGTTCAGTGCGAAATCTATAAGGAAATAGAGCTGGCATGGTTTTCTAGGTTAATTTGAGAATATTTATACGTTACGGCGTAGTGTCTATGGCAGTTAAACTACCATCTGAACTAGGAGTAATGGAACCTGTACCTGAAAGTTCCAATTCTGCAAACATCTTGAACCCACTAGGATGTGTACTTTTCAGATATTGTTCCTTCCAAGAATCTAATGGTTTAGTTGAAGTCACCAGATAGGAATATGGCTGATAATAGTAGTTGTCGAATAGACGATTCACATCTGACAAGAATCCTGACGCATCCTTGAAATATCCAGGTGTTCGGTAAATTAATCCTGTGTTGAATGTCACAGTTGCTGTTGTTCCTGCAGGATTCAAAGGTGTAATTGAAATGGTTACTTCTTCAGTTGAAGCTGTGAATTTCCAACCAGATTCAATGATTCGAAGACCAGATAATGTGTTGTTGTCTCCTGCGCCTACATATCCAGGTTCAACATAATCTTCAAGAAAATATAATTCCGTATCAAAATCTTGTACTGATGACACACGAACTATAGCACCATTTACACCAGTAGATTCTTCTGCCATGTAGGCATCAGGAATTTCAAACTCAGCTCCATATGAATCAATGGATTTCACGCTGGTCAACTGACGAGTTAATCTGCCATATACCGTTTCATTCCACACCACAAAAATTTTAGTGTCGTATGTACCTAAAGAACTAATGGTTTCATTTATTCCATCACCATCAATATCAACACTTGTGATGTTTAACAAGTCAGAATAGGCAGGAAATGTATAGGTATGAGATAAATCCACTTCCAACAAATAAATGTTAGGTTCACTTGTTCCTAACACATTGGAACATGATGTAGTAATGGTTCTAACTTCATCCGGACCAGGTAATGAAATGTAGTATGCCAAATCAATTGTTGTTCCTTCCAAATCAAACACATTTTCCGTCGTGAATCCTGTTGTATCAATTTTTAAATAATTTTTCTGTACCCATGTTCCATCCGAAGCACGCAGAATGTTATCACCTGGATATGATACTGTGATATCGGTATTGAACAACATACGGAAAAATAGTTCGGTAGCATTTTCCGAACCTTTAGCTTCATAATATTGACTTATATATTTTACAATTCTACGATTTTCTAACAATGATGAATCAGGAAAATCGTTAGCATATTGTTGTTTAAACTTGGGTAAAAATGCATCTAATGTTTCATCAATATCAATCCATGTGTTATTATTCAACAACACATCATGTGCTTCTCCTTCTTGTTCAAGAAATCGGTAATAGGATTCTAGAAATGTAACGAACTTAGGATAATCAGTCCGTACAAATTCTGGAAGATGACCAGAAACAAGATGTGAGAGTTTTTTCTTGATATACATTAGACTTCAGTGTAAGGTAATGCGTTGATAATCAATCCTGATGTAATGCCTGCTTCAGTATTACTTTCACTATCATCAAGTACTAAAATGATGTTTCGTGATGCTTCGGCTTGGATGGCATATGGAGAAACATCAGCTGTTCTTACCTGGCTACTGGTAACATTTTGATATAATGGTTGTGGACGAACCGTGATGGATAATGATGTTTCATTACCCAAATAGCTATTGATGTTTACATTACTAATTGTCACTACGCCTGTTGTGTAATTCACGGTTCCTACATTGGTGATAACAACATCATTATCAGCATTAACAAGCTTCAATGTTCCAGTACCTTGTTCATTTTCAATGGCATCATCACTGTAATCTTGAAGATATGCATTGTATTGAACATTGTTAAGAATAGTTGTGAATATAGAACTACGAACAGTTTCTGGATCAATGGCAGTGAGAAAATTTATAGTACCTGCATAATTTGTTCCTGTAACAATACTTATTCTTCTTTGTAATCGCATCTTGAACAATGAACCAATAATGGAGGTGTTAGCCAACTTCACACGTTCCGTCAATTTTGATAAAAAGAATGTTTTATCTAACGTTCCTAATTCCTCATCAAAATAATCTTCAATTTCTGTTTGTGCTAAACTTGCAATGTCGGTGGCAGACAAGGTTGTTAACTTTGGATTATAATTTACAATACCTTCAAAACCAATGTAAAGATATTCTGGGTTCACAAATTCATGTTGAATGCTCATCACACTACGAGGACGTAAAATAGTTTCACGAACATATTCTTTGTCTGCATCCGTGATTACATATCCCGTGTTAGGATGAATGGAAATGAACACTTTACCATATACAGGAGGATCATTTTCTTCACCGCCCCATACAGCAACATCTTTTGCTTTTGATAAATTCGCCTTGATAAGTGAACGATAATCTTCTGATGTGACAGCTCTGTTTCTGGATGCATTGAATTTAGTTGCATTATATCGGATGGCATCAATGGTTTCTTTCTCACTTCCTCCAGCTGCAGCAGTGACCGTGGTCACCGTTATTCCTGTTTCACCGGCAATATCACCAACAATTGTGAAATTTTGTGCACCATTACTGGCTGACCCCTTGGATGCCAAATAGGAAATGGTGACAATGTTGCCAGCTGTTAATTGTTTGCCAATGATGTCATCACCAAAAATGATTTGATATTTTCCTTCGTAATTTTCTTCTACCCAAAATATTTTACTTGTGTTTGTAACATCAATGACACTAGAAGATGTTACATATGCATATGATGTTGGGTCACCCACAGAATTTTGTACTGTTACTGTGATGGTAGTGGTATCAATGTTGTCCACAGGAATGACAAAAGGACCTGAAAGTGTGTCAGATGTAACAGTATACTGGTTGCTTAATGAAGTGCCTTCAATCAATTCAACATCTTGAAATGTGAAATTACCCCCACTAACTGTTACGGTATCTGTTACGTTAACACGGAAGGTGTAAGTAACACCATTGATGGTTGATGTGAATTCAACAGTAGGATCAATGGTTAATGTAGACCCCACGGTAACATTTTTCACTACCACAACATTCACTTTTGCTTTCGAGGATGTAGTTGATTTTGGTGTATATCCCAACATTTTTGCCAATGATACAACTGATGTTCTTTTAACAGCAGTATCAATGAACATTTCATTGGCTTGCATGTTAGCAAGAACAGCGTTGTAATGAGTATTATATGCCAACACATCCAATAATGTGCTAAGAGCCGAACCAGTGAAATCATAATCTGTAAACTCAGATTGTGATGCTAGATAGGTTCGAAGATTAGCTTTGATTAAATCAAAATCTAGTTCGGTGATGTTAAGCTCTGCCATTATCGTAATCTCTGAAGTGTAATAGTGATTGATGTAGGTTGATTAATTCCCACTACCGTGAAATAAATGGATACCTCATAGGCATTTTCTTCATATTTTGGGATAACATCCACAACATCTAGCAATACTCGAGGTTCAAAGTTTGTTAACGTATTTTCAATGGCACGTTGCAATGTTTGTGTTGTGATGTCATCAATGGGTTCAAATAACAAACGCCGAGTAGGGGCTCCTAATTCGGGGTCAAACAACCGTTCACCAAATGCCGTGGAAACTAACGCTCGAATACTTTGCTTGATGGCATTATTATCAATCTTTTTCAGAACATCCCCTGTTTCAGGATGTGCCGAGAAAGAAAAATCTAAATCTTTGTATAGTTTATTTGGAGTAGATAGAATTGCCATTTTATTCAATATTTATATGGTTATACAAGATTGACTAAGGCTTCACGAGCTGGACGCCCTTGAACCTGAGCATATTTGTGATTCCAGAAGGTTCCAAATGTATTTCTGCAGCCGGCTTTGTTGAATGTACAATGAATCCATACAGCTGGCCCTGCTGACCGTGCTTCATATTCAAGCAACATTTGGTCAAAATTTAAATTATCACGTATCCATTTTGCTATTTCAACATACTGAGCCTTGGATGTTCCCGGGAATTGTAAATCCACACCTTGTCCTTTCATGTGTTGAGATGTAAGTGATCCTCCCCGAGGAACAAAATTTCTAAATCCAGAAGTGATGAGCATGTTAGGATAACGTGTTTTAATGGGGTCTAAAATGTTTTCAGCCAACGCCTTTAAGTTACAAGCAATTTCATTTTCTGACAATCCATTAAATGATTGCAACTTACACTTTGATGCTGCAGCTTGTGTTGTCAATGATGCAATAGTGAAATATTGAGAAATTTGTAAATTTTCAGGATAAGAACTTCTGTTACCAAATTCTCCACAACCAGTGATGCTTTGTATTCTTGCAGGGGGTCGTTTAGTGTCAAATTCTGATGCAGATGGTGTGGGTGCATTAACTTCTGCTGCTGTTAAAATACCAGATGCAATGGCTTCAGCTTGTAAACTTTTAATGGCTTCAGCATTTGTTTCATAATCTTCACTTAAAACATCTAAGTCTGTAGTTAATGTTTCACGGCGCGAAGGTACAAATAAATCTTGAAATTCAGGTTGTGAAGTTCCTGCCACATCAATGGTTGAGGGAGGAATGATTCCAGGAGATGTTATGATGGGGCTTGCAGAAATAATGGATTTACTAGAAAAAGTGGTAAACAAATCTGAATGTAAATTCAATCCTAACTGTGATGCCAGTGTGATGCTTTTACCTGCTTTCAATTCTAAATCACCATGAGCATGCATTTTCAAATCACCATCAACTTCTAAATTACAATTGTTCTTCACATAGATGTTGCAATTGCCTTCAATGGTAACATTGGCATTTCCTTTGATAACAACATTGTTATGTCGCATGTAAACTTCATAACTATCTCCTACAATTTTTTTCACCATGGTACCATTTCTATCTACATCAACAAATGTTCCTGCCTTATGATACAACGTCATGCGTTCACTATCTTTAGTATCATCAATTTCAATCACGTGTCCAGATTCAGATTCAAATACATGATTATAAGGATAAAATGCGCTATAGGCAGTCATGGGTTGATCCCAAGAACCTCCCATAGCAATTTCTACATTTTTCACACGTGAATCATCTTTATCTTGAACAATAGTTTCTGATATTTGTTGATTACGAGCCAAACGATTAGTATCTGGTTCATTATTATTTAAATAGCTTTCTTTAGGATACACCTTGTTTGCATCTTGGAATCCATGGTTACCCTTCTGACGTAACATTTCAAAATATCTTTTGCCAGGAGCGCCTCCCATGGTGCCCATCATGATGGGTTCTTGACAATCATCACCATCACGGAAAAATCCCGTAACCCAAGTTCCTTCAACAGGACCTATGGGTGTTTGTCCTATACCTGAAACGGCAGCAGAGGTGATGGGTTGTAATGGATATGCCCAAGGTAAATCTTTTGTAGGTAGTTCTGTGGTATCAGGAGTATGATAACCTGCAATACGAACTTTACAGCGTCCTAGAAATAAAGGATCCTGTCTATCTTCAACAACTCCCACCCACCAATAAAAACTATTTCCGTAAATGTTTTCCATGTTATCCTAAAGATGTTTTAAATGAATCTTTCAATAATTCAAGCATCATTTCATGTTTATTCAATGTGAATTGATGACGAATACTTGTAATAAGATATTTTCCTGAAAGAAATGGATCCAAATAATCTTCAATGTTTAAATTATCTGTTTTGGCCATCGCTTTTGGAATCACACATTCAATTACTTTTCCTACTTCAATATCCGTTCTTCCTGGAACTTCAATTGTAAACCGCAAATTTCCCATCTCAAATAATAAACTATTTCTTTGTAACACCCAATCCTCGTATTTTGGATCCATTTTTTCCTCAAACAATCCATATTGCTTTGTTCGCAGTGTTCGGAATGAATCTACATTTCTAGGCAAAGAAGATGGGAATAATTGTCCGCTAGGTGTTTTTTCAAGGTTTTCTATTTGTCCTTTTTTCTTATGAAAATCTTGGCTATATTCGTTATATTGTTTCAATGTAATGTCATGTGTAATCAATTTACTTGCATAATAACCAAAATCTTGTCCTTTAAATACATCTAAAAATTGTATAGCACCCAAACGATTGATGTTATAATATTTACTTGCAAAATTTTTATATATTTCCACGGTATTGGCAGGCGTATAGGAATAGGTTCCAAACACCTCTTCAGTTTTCACAAGAAAATCCATGGTGTTGAAATGAAAACTTTTATTTCCTTCATAAAATAAACAATTGGGTACTTCACGATATCCTCGATTAGCAATCCAGTTGATGATTTTCAAAGGAGACCAATATGGGGAAACCATGGCGACATCTGTGGATTGTCGTTCAGTTACCAGTGTCTTATCACTTTCAATATACTCATTGAATACTTTTCGAACCACAACATCTGTTTTACCTGAAAATTTCTTACTTACTCGGGTGGTGTTATCTTTCAAAGCCTCAACAGAAATTAAATTCAATATATAGGCTTGTTCTTTATCAATAATGGAACGTTCAGAGATGCCACTGATGTAGAAATTTTTCTTGATGCGCTGTTCACGATAACCAGGTGTTCGAAATGATACTGAAACAACTTCTAATCCACTCAAAGATACTTGTGTGATGAAACTTGCAGCATCTTGAATAACCATGTGTCCTGTCATCATGTTACTAAAGATATCTTCAAAAATCACAGTTTGAATCACAAAGGATCTAATGTCAATGGTTTTCCCTTTTACAATTAAATCCAATTTTTCAATAATTACTTCACCGGCCTCATTAATTCTTTCAATGTTATTAGGCATTAGGCACCTATTCTATTATCAAATTCTTTCACAAATACAGGCAATAAATCTTCAGATATTATTTTGATGTTTCTTTTGGCATCATTCAATTCCACTTCATATTCATAATTGGTGACAGGGATGATGTTAGGATTGGAGCCATTGTAATCCACGATATATTCAAGAACTGTGTCATAATAATGATGAACACGTGTGTCTGGTCGGGTGACAGCAGATATCACCAACCCTGTGGTACTGGTTGTGACATTGTTCAATGTGACCGAGGTTGTTAACACAATGAATCCTGAATTGGAACGAATGTAAATGTTGGATCCTGTTTTAGACATGACTTCAAATTTGCCGCCATTACTACTTGTTAACATATCACCCACGGTATATGCTGCAGCACTAGGCACCGTTATGATGTAATCATATTTCATGAACGTCACGTCCATGATTTTTCTTTCAGGCACGGGCCAATCATTTCTGGGATCCAAGATATCATTAATCATCAATAACACCCAATGATAGGTAGGTGACCCATATAATTTAAAACTTACTGCTTCAGGTGTTTCACCATCTAGAATGAAATAATTTTCCAGAAAGGAATATTGTTTTTTGAAATTTTCTGATACTGCAACACGTGAGAGAAAATCTCGAACAATGAATGGTGTATTGTTTCGTGTAATAACAGTTCTAGGAAACTTGGAAAAATATGACATTAGTAATTGTCCTTGATTCTATCTTCGGTCAACAATTCGAGTTCTGTAAAGGTTAACGACATGCTAATTTCTGCGGGAGCACCTTCTGTGCCTTTAAATGTCACAAAGTCAGCTCCACCATATGCAACTTTCATATCTGTTAAAGCACAACTACTAATCTTGAATAGATGTTCATTGGGGGCATTACGGAAAAAGAATTGAATGGAAAATTCCGCAGGATATCCTAGGAAGAAAGTACCCTTTTTTGTAGGGTGCATATATCTTTTAAATGTTTTGATGATGTCTCGTGCTTGATTATATTCTTCTTTATTTTTTGGAAGAAACACATAGTTAAAGGAAAAACTTCTGAATCCCATGCTCTTGAACATTTGCACCTTGAAAGGATTCACAGCAATGCCAGATGAAGCTTGTGTTAACGCAGAAGCATCACCAAATGCTGATAATGGTCCTTTTTGATTCTTTAACGCAGCAACTGCTGCCATGCCTCCTAATCCTTGAATGGCTGCCTTGCCTGCGCCAAGCAACTCACCTCCTCCTTCCAGAATATTTCCTCCTTGAAATGCATTCACAGCGGAACTGAAGTTTTGTCCCACATTGGATATCACTTCTGGAGCTCCTCCTAACACACCTACATCAGCAGTATCCCATCCTGCACGATATGTTGTTGAAGGGATATCATTCATGTATAAGGCAATTGCATCTCGAAGAAACACACGTTCACGATTTCGTACAACATCATCCACGACGGCAGAAAGAGCAGCAGAGGCACCCAACACGGCACCTGTGGCTTTCACTGCGGTGTTGGCTCTCCCTCCAAATGTGGATGCTGTTGATTTCACCACTTCGGTACCTAACGTGGCGCCGCCTGCCACAAATTGATAAGTTGCCAAACCTGCACGTAATGTTGCACTTTCAATTCTATCAGGACGATTTTGGTTGGAAACATCAACATTGACGTTTTGATTGGTTAACACTTCATTTTCACCAACATCCCCTTGCCGCTTACTGATGTAGAACACAGCATAATGGGGATATTCAACACTACCAACATCTAAAGGATACCGATATACATTTAAATTGCCTGGACCTGATGACGCTGAGCCAGGTACATCTCCGCTCACACGTGGATCCTTGGGGGCACCTAAGCTATTGGCACCTACTGGGAAATTTTCATCGTTTATACCCATAAATATCCCTTGAAAAGAATTGACCACACTATTTATATGGCTTATACCAAAGATACTTACCGCGGACGATTTGTTCCGACAAAACCCTACAAATATATCGGAGATCCCACCAACATCATCTACCGAAGTAGTTATGAATTGAAATTCATGAAATGGTGTGACATGAATCCTTCTGTGAAACGATGGGCCAGTGAAGAAATTGTGATTCCTTATGTGAGCCCCATGGATAATCTTGTTCACAGATATTTCGTGGATTTCTTCATAGAAGTGGAAAATAAGTCTGGTGTAGTGAAGAAATATTTGGTGGAAGTGAAACCTTACAGATATACTCAACCCCCAACCATCCCAAAAAGAAAAACCCAAAGTTTCATCTCGGAAGTGAAACAATGGGGTGTGAACAATGCCAAATGGGATGCAGCAAAACGCTTTGCTTCTCAGCGCGGTTGGGAATTCATGCTTGTCACAGAGAAAGACTTACAATCTTCTTGAAACTACTATAAATAGTAAGGATTATTTACATCATTCAGGACATAGTGAATTTATCACCTTGTCAAGTAGTAGTCAAGCCCCAATTTAACCATTATGGCAACAACACCATTTCAACGAATTCGTGACACAGAGACACCAGAGAAATCATATCGGTGGTATCAAGATATGATTCGCAAGGTGGGGTTGACATCTGTAACTGCCAATCGTGTGATGAGAAGCGATGTGGGAGAATTTGTCACCAGAGTGGAAATGGGTGATATGTATTTGTTTCTATATGACCCAAAAATGGCAGATAAACTTCCATATTATGATGTTGCCCCATTAGTTGCCGTGTTTCGTCGTGTGCCAGATGGTTTTTATGGATTGAACTTCCATTATCTTCCTCCGATGATGCGCATGCGATTGTTGGACAGAATGATGGAATTCACCACAGATGAAACCTTGTCAGAACAAACCAAATTTGCATTAAAATGGCAATTGTTGGATAACGCATCCAAATTTCCAGGTGTTCATGCCTGTGTGAAACGATATCTGTACACTCAGGTATCCTCACGATTATTAAAAATCTATCCACAAGATTGGCGTAAAGTTATCATGTTACCTATTGATAGTTTTGAAAAATCATCACGAAATGTTGTATTCAACGACTCACGGAGCAAGATGTAATGGCAATAGAAAAACCTAGTGTACCAACGTTAGATGAATTTCTATCACTGGTAAAATATAAAAGTTTAGCAAGGATGGAAAGATTCTTTGTGAACTTTCCAGTGCCAGGAGAAAATGGTCGCACAATGAGTTTATTATGTGAACAGGCAGCCATTCCAGGTAAAAACATCAATGCACGAACCATTCGTATCAATGGGTTGAATGAATATCGAGCACAAGCTGCCGATTTCATGGGTGAGAGCATCACAATGCAATTTTTAATTGATACCGATTATCTTCCTCGCCTTGTCATGGAAGAATGGATGAATTTATGTGTAAGTAAGCCGAATGAAGGTCGAGAAATAGGATTTTACAAAGATTATGCCAAAGACATCACACTTCACGCCTTGGTTCCAGCTGGATTACCAGGTGAAGCCATTTTAAATTTTAGCCCCACACAAGCTGATTTTGGATTACGTCAAGGTGTTGAAAACTTCAGAAAAACCAATCCCACACTTGCCATTCCTTTAGATAAAGCTGTTCGTTCTGTACGCAATCGTGCTTCAGAAGCACTCACAAAAGCAAAAACTCAAATTGCAAGAAACATTTCTCCGCTAGCTAATCCATTAATTGAAGCATTTCGGGATACAGAAACCATTGCATACAGTATTAAACTTGTGGAATGTTGGCCAACCTCCATTAACGTGATGCCTTTAGGGTATGATGCTGTAGGTGTGCAAAGAATGTCGGTTACATTCACCTATAAGTATTGGGAATCAGAAGTGGCTGACATGAGTAAGACTGAAGAAATTGCATCCAGTATGCAAACTAATTTATCAATTTTGGCAAAACAAGGTGTAACAAAGTTGACAACAGTAGGAACACAATTAGGAACTGATTTAAAAAGAGCTGCTTCTGAAAAATTACAGAATATCACACGCAGTATGAGGAGATAACATGAGTATACCACAAGTGAAAGTTCCAGAATTCAGTATGACGTTACCTGTTTCAAAACAAACAATTACATTTAGACCGTTTGTTGTTAAAGAAGAAAAATTGTTGCTCTTAGCAAAAGAATCACAAACAACCGAAGATACTGTACGTGCCATCATGGATGTTGTTGAGTCTTGTACATTTGGTACCATGAAGGGTGATGATTATTGTTTAGCTGATTTACAATATGCATTTTTACAAATTCGAGGAAAGTCAATTGGAGAAGAAATTGAATTGATATTAATTTGTGGTGAATGTAATAGTAAGCAGCCTTATGTTGTTACTGTAAATGATTTTGAAATTCAAGGAGACTTACAAACATCCAAAGTGTTGAACTTAGGTGATGTGAAAGTTGAAATGAAATATCCAGACATTCTCCATTATGGAAAACTTATTGAAGATGGTAGTAATGAAGCTATTTTCAATGTTATTGTTGAATGCATTCAGAAAATTTTTTCAGAAGAAGAAATGTTTGTGAATTCCGAAGAACATCATCATGAAGTTCGTGAGTTTGTGGACAATTTAACTGCTGAAAACTTTGAGAAGTTTGAACAATTCTTTCTCAGTATGCCATTGTTATTGAAGAAAATTAAATTTACGTGTAAGCAGTGTGAAATAGTTAACAATTTACAGGTGGATACAATACGAAATTTTTTTCACTAACTCTTTCTCATGACAACATGATGAATTTCTACAAAACGAATTTTTTAATGATGCAAATTCACAAATATTCGTTAACAGAAATTGAAAACATGATGCCTTGGGAAAGAGAAATTTACATATCAATGTTGTTACAATATCTCGAAAAGAAAAACCAAGAATCGTAGGATAACACATGGCAAGAAAAAAACCAAAAACCAAAGAAGAAAGCCTTGAAGGGATTCGTAAAGCACTAGAACGTGTGGAACGTACTGATGAACGGCCTTCAAACATCACATCCTTTACAAGTTCACTAAAGTATAATTTGACAGGAGTGACTCCAGACGCAGAAATGGAGGAAGGAGGATTTTTCCCTGCCGTGAAAAAAGAATTTTCTCGTGGTTTCAAAGAAATGTTTGGATTCCGAGATAAAGGGGATGTTGAAAAAGAACAAACATTGAAAGAAGAAGCACAAAAAGCTCAAGAAGCCGAGAAAAAGAAAATTGAAGAGCAAAATGAAAAAATCATGAAAACCAGTGATGATATGTTATTGACCAACAAGAAAATGTTGGATGAATTAACAGTTTTGCGACAGGTCACAGAAGGAAGAGTGTCCTATAGTGAAAAATCTGGTCGGTATCATTCCAAAGAGCCAGGTAAAAAAGGACAATACATTTCCAATGAAACCATGTTTCCGGCATCAATCTCGTCTGGTACCGTGGTTGAAGAAGATGACACACAATCCAAGATGTTGGAAAAACTTCAAGAAATTGATGAAAACACTGAAGAAGCAGCAGAAACGAACGGTGGAATGCTTAATGGATTAATGGATTTCATTACACCAGCCACTAAAGCATTAACAGCCATTGGTCCTGCATTAAGTAGCATTGCTTTACCTTTAGCTACAATTGCCGCCACCATCTGGGCTGGTAAAAAAGTAAAAGAAGCCGTGAGTGCCTTTGGTGATATGCGTGAAGCTCAACGTGGTGCTGAACAAGCTCTTGAAAAAGAACAACAAGGTGAAGCTAATGCTCGAGCAATATTTGAACAAAAGGATCCAGAATTGTTGAAGAAGGCAGATGAGCTTAGAGCAGCAGATGCTAATGCAGGACAAGAAGATAAAGGATTGGGTTATTATCTGGGTCAAGCACGTGTACAGCTAGGAAGAACAGTTGGGGCTGCAGCAACCCCCACACCACCTCGGGTTAATGCCACTGCGGCAGTTGAACAATCCTCTATGCAGCCTAATGCTGCCGCACCTGTTGTAGTAAACAATGTTGCCAATAACACAACGGCACCCACCAGTTCTTCTTCAAGTGGAGCAGTTGTGGTATCCCTTCGTGACATACATGGAAGCCACTTACGATTCCAAGAAAGAAGATTAACACGGGTTGTATAAAGAAAAAGGGGAGCTTTTCAGCTCCCCTTCTTTACATCTCTTAATGAAAATTAATCTTCAGCCAACTTACTGAAATAGCTGAGTGTATCATCCTCATCCTCATCGGGTGAAGATGTTTTCATTTGTGGTGCCCGAGCAGCCCGTGGAGCCGGAGCTGATGCTACTGGCTCATCCTCCATACGGCTTTCAGAAATTCTGTCGGCAGTCACACCTGTCGGAGCACCCTTCAAGACTAGATCCAGCTTCTTCTTCAATTCATCGTAACTCTTGAAGTTCTTCGGGTCAGTGAATTCTGTAAGCGAGTGTTGCTGATTCCAAATGGCCTCAATGGCGGCATCATCTTCAGCAATTGCTGACACAGGTTCAAATTCCGACTTGTCATAGTTACGATATCCTTCAACATTACGAATCTTCAACTTGAAGTTGGCACCCTTCCAGAAATCGAACGGATTGGTTGGATCCTCATCCTCGAACTGAGGTTGCATCACATCCTTAATCTTGTCGAAAATCTTCTTGCCATACTTGTACAAGAACACCTTACCCTCGTTCTGAGGATTGGCTGAATCCTTGATGACAAGAATGTTAGAGATGTATGTGAGCTTACGCTTCTGCTTCCGAGCAATTTCCTTGTTGCTCTCAATGCCAGAGTTCCAAAGTTCTGTGTTCAATTCAGAAACAGGATCAGCTTGATTCAATGTGGTCAAGCTGTTCTCAATGTACCAGCGACCTGAAGGACCTTGGAATCCATGATTCCAGATGCGTACCCAAGGAAGCTCTTCTCCCTTTGGCGGCGGCAAGAAACGAATCACGGCGTAACCATTGCCTGCCTTATCTACCGCCGGGCTCCAGAGCCGGTCATCATCACGGCGTTCACCTGAAGCGGGCTTTGCAATCTTTTCCACCTCTTTCATGAGGTTGTCGAAGTTGCCACGACTCTTGCGTAAATCTGATAAACTACTGAATGTCATTGTATTTCTCCTTGTATGACGGTGTATAAAACGGTGTATGAAACGTGTATCCTACCATAACAAATTAATACTCCTCATCAAACTCATAACGAATGTTATCACCATATGAATCTTCATCATCTTCTTCATCTTCCAACATATCAAAAATGGCATTTCGATGCTTACCAAACTTGTCCTTGGTGACTTTCTTGGGCTTCTTGAAATCCCGATACTCATCTTCATAATCTGAATCCCGATACCTACTCATGGAACACCTGTGTTGTAATCATTGAAAATTTTTCCTTCTCCACTTTGATGAAAGGTGAATACTTGTGAATTGTTCGAGAGACGGAGTTCCAAACTGGATCCAACACAAGCTGTTCATCCATCTCTACAGTAAATTTATATAATTTATTTAGAATAACAAGTGTTTCTAACCGACATTTTTTACCACAATATGCCTTCAATATCACCGGGTGTCCTTGTGAAGAATTGAACAACTCCTGGGGTGTAGAAACCAAATAGGATAAATTGGTGATGTCCTGTTTGTAGTTATAGGTCAAGCTTTCTTGGATTCGCTTCCATTCCATGAAGATTTCATGGCCCATGGGTTCGAAAATACCCCATTCATTACCATTTAAAAAGTTTGCCACCAGATATCCAATCAATTCTTCTTCTTGATAATTGTATTGTTTCATCAAGGTTTGAAGTTTCTTTTTGAAACTGGTTTTCACACCTGCTTTCGGTTTCTTTGGTATGATACCACTTCGGATATCATAATTGTCTGTTGTGAAATGCAACCGAAGAGCTGTGTAAATTCGGTATGCGTCATCAATGGTCATACAGGAAGTTTTGGAGATTTCTTCAAGAGATTCATTTCTTCGGCTTCAGCTTGTATCTTTGCCTTTAATGAGCTGGTAATCATACTGGCAACAGCCACAGTATCAATGTTCTTTTCTTCACAATACTCCATGAGAGTTTCCAGATAACCAATTTTTCTACGAATGGCTTCCCGTTCTATGTGCATGGAAAATTCTGAAGCAGATGTGAATTCTCGGGTGATGAGATATTCAACTGTAAGAATTTTTGGGTCAAGTTTTTCTTCGGTCATGATATCTTGGGTTCATAGAAAATATGATTTCCTATTTGTGTGATGGGTCTGGCAAAAGTCCAATTTGGTGATACCTTCGTGTTATGAAAGTATAACGCATTCTTTAATTTATTCACTTGTAAGTTATTTGTCAAGACCTGGACGGCAATATCATAGGATATCTTATATGTGGCACTATCAAAGGGGGTTCTGGGTCCACACGTCCAGGAAAATTGACACCCACGTGAATTTCTTTGAAACACAACACCACAAATGGATTTTGGAAATTCACGGTGGCGAACACGATTCATGGTAACTGTGGCAACAGCAACTTTTCCAAGATATTGTTCCTGAGGAGCTTCATAGAAAATGTTTTTTGCCAAACACACAACTTCTTTTTCATCTAACCGCTTTTTTATAGGAACCCGCTCAATGATGGGTTTCGGTGTATGGGCTGTTGTTGACAATATAGCCAACATCACAATCAAAAGTACATTCCTAAACATAGGACCTCCTGTTTGAAAGTTCATAGCAAAAGGGAAGGGGGTTTTCTGTTCCCAGGGAACCCCCAAAACCCGGCATGCTACCTAATTAGGCAGCTAATGCAAGAGGTGCGTTATATGCGCCTGTTAAATTTTTTGCTCTGCTTACGGCAGTCGCCTTTCGGGTAGCTCTCGCATCTAATCCTTAACCTGTCGAAACCAGTCATCCCCGAAATGTTGTGGTATTGAATGGAGATGGAGGGAATCGAACCCTCGTCCAAGCTATGTTTCAAGTTGAGCTGTTCTACTACCATCCTACACTACTATTTATCATCATCCTACGATACTATTTCACTTGTTGAACGCCTCGTATAAGTCACGATAATACAACAAACTATTTACATGCTTGTCTCTACGACTTTCAAACACTTGCATGAATCCATCTTCCACCACAATGGCAATCACAAGACGATTGATGGGAATTTTTGTTCGTTCTTCAAACATGATAGCATACGCAGCCGCTTGCATGTAATAGTGTTGAATATGCTCTTCATCCTTTTCTCGCCGTGCCGTTTTAAAGTCAATGACACTTAACTTGCCATCAAACTCAGCAATGCAATCCACTCGTCCCGCCAAACGAAGGTGATGTGACCATAACGTGGATTCTTGCGCACGAATGTTATCAATTCTATCCAACACAGGTTGTGCCACTTTGAACATCTCGTAATCCATCAACGAGAAATCACCACCAAATAATTCATTCTGAAGATATTTTTCCGCTAGAGTATGAAATCTGGTGCCACGAAATGCCGCTTTTCTGGACACACGATTGGCTTCTTCTTCACCCACCCGCTCACGCCACTCCAAGATGCCTTTCTTGGTGTGTGCAGAAAGCACTGTGGTCACGGAGGGATAGAGTTTACCATCTGGTGTATGATATACTCTATTCCCATCCGTGCCTGTTGTGGCTTTCAATTCTTCTATTTGTATTGGATTTCTGAGAAATGTTTTCATACTATAATATTAACATCATTTTCCACATTTGTCAAGAGGCTATCAACATTTCCTCGCATGCCAATCGTGCAATGATGTACTCTTTCACCAATGGTCCTCGAACAATGTCTTCCACTTCAAATTCCACATGCCGGAATGATGGCATATGATTGGCAATGGCCATGAACTTTTTCAACCCAGACAAATCATTTCGCTTCTGTAAATCAGTTTGTCGGAAATCACCACAGAAGATGATTTTCGTGTTTTGACCTACTCGGGTCATGATGCTGTTCAGTTCCATGTCATTCATGTTCTGAGCTTCGTCCACAATCACAATACAATTATCCAAGGTTAATCCTCGAACATAAGAGGTGACCATGAAATGGATAAGGCTTTGTTCCTTCAACTTGTTATAAGCACTTTCTCCAAATCGTGGAAACAAGTCAGAACAAATTTCTTGATAGGGTTGTGAATACACTTCCACTTTTTCCTTCTCGTTGCCTGGAAGAAATCCAATGTCTCGGGATGGTACAGCAGAACGAACAATCACAACTTTTTTATATCCTGAATTTTCTAAAATTTCCTTGAAGGCGCTGTGCATGGCGATATATGTTTTACCTGTGCCTGCTACGCCATGGCACAGAATGGCTTTATGTCCTTTTCGATAGTAATTGAAAAAATTTTCCTGATTTTCTGTTAGGGCCCAAATTTCTTTTAAATCTGCGAGTTTGATTTTGTGTTTGGATTCTTGTTCCTCTTGGACAATGTAAGTTTGTGAAGTAACCAATTTCAGGCGCTTTTTGCGTGACATAAAACACTCGCTAGGTTGAAGGTAAAAAATCCCGGCGGGCAATTGCCCTACCGGGATTCATTATGGACGGAGAGTCCTTAGATGTAACTGCTGTTGTTTTTAAGTGTGGAGCCGGGAGTTTTATCATGTATCTTTTGTAAGACCTCTTTGAATCCATTGTCGGGTCGTCGAAAACCAAGACGAACAGGGTCACCGAGAGTAGGGGCAGTCATGATTACCTTTTTGACTGCAACTTCACCGCAGTTAGTACATGGTTCCTCCTCTGGCACGTACATGGAAGAGATACTTACATTTCTTGTGAAATAATGCTCACACTTTTCACAGCGATATTCATATGTTGGCATATTTTTATTTATCTTTCGTAGTTTTCTGCGACACGTTGCATTGTGTCTCGTACCCATTGAAGAAGTAGTACAGCAGACTCGTTTCCACGTACTAATCGTTCAATATTGTCTAATTCTTCGTCCATATCCGTAACAAAATACCTGATTCTGTCATCTACTTCTTGAAAATACTCATCATGCTTGGTCATACTCCCTCCTACTTGATGGAAGATAAAGAATCGGCAACATCCTTATCCTCACGAAGTTCAATGAATACTGGAAGAAAAAGACTAAACTCACCTGTCTTTTTATCCTGAATTTTTGCATTATATTTCACAGCAACAATTTTTCCTACCGTGTTGTTCATGGTGTATTTATCACGTTGTTCATCAGTGAAACCAGAACCCACATTCACTTTCACCAATTTATCTGAGGATTCCAACACCAAGGCACCCAACTTACCTACGTTCTTACCTGTGCCTTCTTGCCAATCAACGCACAGCAAGTCACACTCCAATTCTCCCTTGAACTTCACCTGATGCTTCACTCGCTTATCTTCCCAGCCTTTGGTGATGTCCTTGAGAATGATACCTTCTTCACCCTTGGAGAAATATTCCTCGAACAAATGATGTGCCTCATCTTCAGATGCCACTTCAATGTTTTCAATCAATGATACTCGCTCTGGCATTTCCAAATTCTGAAGAATCTCAAATCTGGATTCATAGGAAAGATTAGATTCCCCTAGTTTGAAATGTTCCAGAGGAATGATGTCCCAGATTACCGCCTCCACCATGGTGGCTTCTTTATCAGAGATGGTTCCCTTCACCGCCTTGTTCAAGATGCCATTGCCCTTCTGACGATTCATGATGGAACCATTCTTTTCTCGAACAATCAACTCACCATCAAACACCACAGGCAGTTCACCTGCCAGTGAGAGAAATTCTTGTTCAAGATTTCCCAACAAATCAATGCTCTTGCCATTACGAGAACGGAAATCCACTTTATTGTTTTGTACAATGGCATTGAAACGCATCCCATCTAGCTTTAGTTGAACATAAGCAGGATAGGTCATCTTATTCATAATCTTTTCATCAAAGCCTGATGCCAACATCACAGGATAGGTGGGAATCAAGTTGGGCCAAATCTTGTTCACCGTGGCCTCAGATACACCACACTTCAAATCCTTTTCAATGATGCGTTCAATCACCTTGGCATCATCGGCAAGTACACTTTCCAAAATGTTTTTCAGATGTTGAATGGCGGCGTTGCCAGTTACGTCACGATTAATGATTTTATCTAAATTATCCAATCCCCCTGCCAGAGGCGTGGCAAATCTTTCAGTAAGGTTTGGACTATAACCAGGAATTTTACGAATGTAGAATTGCGTGTATGGGTCAAGAGCAAGAAACAACACACGCTTCAATGTTTCATTGGCGTGATGCTTCTTTAAAATGGCTTCTTTTTCTAAACGACTACTGGTGTTTGCCAATTCAAGAAAAATTGATTCCATGTTTCCTCCTGGTTATGTTGTAATATAACAAAATCCCCCACTTTTGTCAAGTAGGGGATGTTATTTGGTGAAATTGTCTTAACGAATGGTGTAAGTTTCCAAACTGGTGTTCAATTGTCGGTTCACCTGAATGAATTGTGCCTTGTCCTTCATTTCTGAAACATTTTTTGCATCAATGTAGGCACACGTTGAACGAATTCCACCTAAAATGTCAGCAATGGTGTGTTCCACCAAGCCTTTGTAAGGGATTTGCACCACTCGTCCCTCGGAAGCTCGATAATTTTTCACCTGGTTGTGTTTTTTCTGAGCTGCATGACTACTCATCCCGTAAAAAGTGACTTTTCCATCGTGAATTTCTTGTTCCGACTCATCATGACCAGCAAAAATACTGCCTGCCATCACCATTTCTGCACCTGCAGCCAAGGCCTTTGAGAAATCTCCGGGAAAAACACATCCTCCATCACTTTGCACACCACCTCCAACCGCTTTTGCGGCTGGAACGCACTCTTGCAAGGCGGAAAATTGAGGATATCCCACACCTGCCACACGCCGAGTGGTACATACCGCGCCGGTTCCAATGCCAACCCGTGCCATATCGGCACCTCGAAGTAAAATATTTTCAACTGCTTCGGGTGTTACCACGGTTCCTGCCATGATGAAGGCGTCAGGAATGGCATCTCGCACTTCAGCAATGAAGGAATAGAAGGGATTCATGTACCCATTTGCCACATCAATGACAATTTTAGGTGTAAAATTATCTACTCTATCCTTCCAAACACGAACAATGTCTTGAGCTTTGATGAGCTCTTCACGATTCATGCCTATTGTGATGAAAGCATGACTTACATCCTTCTGTTCCACCCATTCAGCCAGGGTGTGATGCTTTGTGATGGCTGTGAAGGCGCCGAATTTCTTCAAGGCATGATGCATACTGAAGGTTCCAACACCATCCATGTTGGCAGCAATGATGGGTGCTCCATGAATTTTTGCACCCCACTTGCCTTGTATTGTTGTTTCCACTTCCACTTGACTACGGGAAGTGATTTGAGAAAATCTTGGAACAATCAATACATCATTGAAATCCAGCTTTATCATCATATCAAGATACCTTCTTGGTCACCGTTTCATAAA